GGACATTTCATTATCCTAGCCCTGCCAGATACTCATTGAGTTTGCGCTGGGCATCGATGCCGTATTCGGTAGTATGCAGACCATACAGTGCATTCGCATAGTTCAGGTCGTTATTGGCGATTGCCTGATCATAGTTGATCTGGTGAGTCTGACGGTTGTTAAGTCTCTGACGTTCGATGTCTGAACCAGAGTTCAACCAGTTAGCCCATACTCTCGACATGCTGGAATCTTTTGCTCCGCTATTCGTGCCGCCATAGATATTCTTCACTCTTCTTTCAGCAAGCTTGGTGTTGAGGTTGTTTCTCTCGCGTCCTTCCAGGGCATCATGATCTACATTGGCAAGTGCCTGTTTCAGCAGATCACCCTGGGACTTGTTGTACTGTGAGTATGCTTTTTCAAGCGCATCGAGATATTTCTGTCTCCAGTCGATTGTGCTGCTTTCGCCTCCACCGCCGCCTGAAGAGCCACCACCCGATGACCCACCACCCGATGATCCGCTGCCATAGGTGTTGTATGTATTGGTATTGTTAGTTGTTGTGTTGTTTCTGCCTGTAGTTACCTTATTGTCCGTGACTCCGGAATTGAACCCTAATCCAGTAGGAAGATTAGGCCTAGTGCCTGATCCGGCAGAATTTGCATTTGAAGCACTCCAGTTGTTTCCATAGGCGCTCCATGGGACTCCATACGTACCATATGTCTGCTGATTATATCCAGGGGCAGGGGTGTAAGTACTTTGGGATCTTCCACCGCCATCACTGGTATATGTTTGTCTGTGGTTAATAGGCATTACTTTTCCTCCTCTTTCGGTTTGATCGGCGGATCTACAGGAATAGGTTCGCCATGATGAATAGGTCCTTCTTTGATATCAACATCCTTAACGAAGACTTTCTTAAGCCATTTCCATACCTTCATTTCTGCCCCTTTCTGAAAAAAGCGTTGTACTCATCTAACGCTCTTTTCATTTCACCTGAATTATTGTTAGTAGCCATATGGTCCAGCATCTGATAGACCATATCGCCATACACTCCGTTGTTTCTCTTGAGTTCGCCCACGCTTTCCTTAATCTCCCCGATGTCCGCAGCCAACCCATTTTTATGGTCCAGCCACTTCGAACCAAAGTTGATTATCAGCGAGACAATTCCTGAGATCAACGCCACCATAACTGTGTCGCTCATATCACACCCCCGATAATCTGTTTATTTCTTTCAGCCGATTCTCGAGCTCGGCCACTCTCTCTTTCAATTCAATGATCTCATCGTTCTCACTAGGGATGAACGTGACCCTGGTCGAAACATTCGCAATATACGTGTTTTTTTCGACTTCGTACCACCTGTACCCGTTAGCGTCCTTCCAGCCTAACACGTTGTAGTAGCCTTTTTCAGCTCGCTTTAAGACCTCGTTTTTATCGCTTCTGACGTTCATATCGTCTCCGCTTACAAATATCTGATCTCGGCTCTTATCTTCTGCTACAGAGTACAATGGGTGCTTCAGGATGTATTCTGGAGACCCACCGCACCAGCGTGATTCTTCTTCAATGCTCCAGTGGTGGAAAAACCTCGTTGGGTAATTGGCAACCATCCAATCACTCATCTGTTTCAGGGAAACGAAGTTCCTGGTATCAAACTTCCCGTTGTATCGGGACTTACCATGAATGCCCGTGTAAAAGGACCCAGAGATGTTTTTCTGCTTATCGGAAACCACCGCCACATGGCACTTCTCGCTCCATTCAATGATGTCCCCGACTTCCAGCTTCGATTCGTCAAAGGGAATCTTCGACCATCCGTTGATCAGGTAAGAGTGGAAATTGTTTGCATTGCACACTCTACTTACGCATGGCCTGTGTCCGTCTTCGATGATTGCCCCATATGAAAAGGCGGTACAATCCGCCAATCCATTTAGTACAGTAGCATAGGGGTTAAGGTTAATATCCCAATAAAACTTGTTGGGGTACTCCAACCCCTTTGATGTAGTTCTCATCCTAACGGCTCGGTGACTTCGGCGTCGTTGTCTTTAGGAACGATTTCCTTGTCCTTAAAGAACGCTTTGGAAATCTCGTTAAGAATGTACTGTAACGCTGTAGCCAAAGCTCCTAAAGATGTTGCGATAGCTTCGTAATAAGATAATCCCCATGCCTTGCCAACAGTTAAACAAAGCGTGCAGGAAGCGGTCAATACGATGACCAAAATCTTCAAGGTGTTGTAAGTTTTGTCGCTCATTATTCAATCTCCTTCCATCCTTGCGGATATGCAGACGGGCTCCATACGTTCCCGTCAATTAACGATTCATAGTGTTTCCCCTCAAAAGTGACCTTATCGCCTTTGTTATAAGCGTCTTCTGCTCCGTGGGGTTGCTCCCATTGGGGGTATTCATCAATGGACACTCTTACAAAAAGGCTCACTGCGACGTCAGGCGTCCAGTCTTCCTGTGATGTATGACTCTGCAAGACCTTGTAAAGCACGTCGTCATAGCGAACGCGTTCGTCTTTTACGTACGCCTTGCCCGCTTCCCATTTAGGGAAAGCAATGACGTTGTCAAGCGCTTCTTCGTCAGTGGCATTCACGGACATCTTTTCCAAAAACGCCCTTAGTTTTTTAGCCTGTTCTTTTGAAATCATTCTGTTTCTCCTACCAATATATTCACGATTTCATCAGCGTCTGGCTCGTCTTCAAACATTGTCCAAACGTAGATAATATTTGTGCCATCGTCCCTATAAGACAATACATAATGAAAACCTTCAGGTGCTTCGGGCATCGGTGTTTCAATCAAAGGTTTATAACCCAATTCAGTTATCATTTCTACTGGCGGATTGTAAGTAATAGAATCATCATGTTTGATTTTCTTCGGAGCGTATTCAATTACCCCGTTGATTAGTTTAGCGTATTTCATCCCATTACCTCCACATCCATTTGCATAATACGAAGAGTATACCCCACCACGGAAGTTCGGGCACCAAAGTTCCATCCCAACCAGTCACCAAGCGTATATCCTGCAAACCACTGTGATGGAACTATTTCAACAACATGATGGCCAATAAAATTAGAATACGTACCAATATCGTGTTTGCTTTTTCTATACCTATAATCTCCAGTGCTTGTGCTAAATAACCCAAGACCAACATTTCCACTTGCATTAGTGCCGTCAAAAAGACTTGGGTCACTATCGCATTCTATTGTCCAAGTAAACCTCATCCTTTTGTCTTTATAATCGTTATAGAGTACTCTTGGTTGCCATATGAACTGAGTGGTGTTTGTGTTTTTACCATTAGACACAATTTCCACCCAGTTCCCACCGTCTTTTACAACAAAGGTTTCGCCATTTGCGTTGGGCTTATAATTTAAGTACTTATCGAAATTATTATGTTCAAGCAATGTCCAAGGATTTGAAGTTTGCATCAAACCCCGTCTTCTTAAGAAACTGTCCATGAACTTGCCACTCCATATCCTTGATAGATATTTATTTCATATACTTTGTTTGCTTCAACAGTAAAGGAATCAGGCATTGTCGCTCCAGTCACAGTCAACGTAGTTGCAGTCGCTCCAGATTCAAATCTGAATCCGTACATTCCTGATGATGTTACGGCCACGCTCAAGGTGGACATTTCTGGGAAGACATAAAATGTATTAGTAGATAGGATGTTGCTTGTATCTGAGGATGTTTTGTTTATGACGGAAACAACGTCTTGTTTGCCGTTATATATAACCTCAAGAATATCTCCAACATTTTCTTCACCATGAGAAATATATTCGGTTTGGTGTTCGTGTTCGTCATAAGTTATTTCATCAGCGTCATACGAGGGTTTTGTTGAAGCCTTTGCCCAGGCAGGTACTGTTGGGTCGGTTTCAGTTACCTGCGCCGTTACGTTGTTTCTGGCGACCGTAACTACTGGAGCATATGGGTTGGTAATATCAAGATATATTTCATAGCGATGGAATACGCCGTCTCTGGTGATATTGAGCGCTTCAATGTATCCTGTCGTCTGCGATGTAAATACAACGCCAGTAATATACGCAATTTCATCCACCATTACAGACTGTGTGCTTGCATAAATGCGTAGCACCGGCACAACGCTATTGCCACCCATAGAAAGAGCAGACTTAATAGTAGATAGTTGTAGCATTCCTGCCGATCCTAAAGTGTATCCATCATTTGGATTCCCATACAGATCCATGCAAACAGCTGAATGATGCCAGTTAATACTTGACGTACTCCATTCTATAGATAGAAAAGGGTCGCTACTTAAATTAATCCATATATGTCCATCTGTAATATCGTCAACAGTATGCGTATGTGAAACGTTGGCTTTTGATGTATCGCTTGGATGAACGTGGTCGCCTCTGGCGTAGTCGTCCGATGATCCTGAATAAGCAGTGCCGTCCATTGCTGGATTAGAATTATATGCCGATATTTCATTAGGCGCATACAGTTGCGTCGTTACGCCATCAACCATAATTCCAGCAATATTAGTCCCGCTAGTCAATACAGGAGTTACCTCAACCGATGAACCTCCACCGCCACCTGCAACCTGATTTGTATACAACCTGATTTGGCCGTCTTTAAAATAGTAAACAGGATGTTGTGGAACAAGCTCGATGTTCGTAGCAGAATAAGCGACTCCTAAGAAAATGTAGATTTTTCCATCATCGGTTGTCGGTAGCGTTTGGACATACGGAGTTGTAGAGTCAATAATCGCGCTTCCATCAGTCTGTGGAGCACATTTTACATAAACAGGTGCCCAAGACGTTAGTGTCAGTGCCGACCCTGTTCTGTTAAAAGAATAGCCTAGCGAAAGTGTGTACTGGTTCCACAAGTATGTTGCCGACGGTCTTGCGTTGGCCGCAACGGAAGCAGTCGTACCGTAGTAGTAGATATTGCCAAACGGATCGATCTTGTCCTGGCATACTGTTCTTGAAGCAGTGGCGTTTGTGCTTGACGAGTTGTTTGCAGGAACAAAATGTTTTCCGTCTGCCGACGTGAACAAAAGCCTGTATCTGTAAGTAACGGACTTCATCGGCAAGGTCTGGCTATTGGTTCTCAACTGATAACCGATAGTGTTTGTGTTGTTATCATAACCTCTGTAACAAATCCAACCGCCACCCTCAACAATTGTGGAACTATATACGAATATCATCGTGTAGTTGATGTTGAAGATAGTGGTTTCTCTTGTTGGAGCAGTCGGTGTAATGCCGTTGCCTGTTGCCATGTTTGAATAGCATGGCTTTGCTCCCAGCCCATTGACGTTGATGGTAAAGCCTGAAGCAGATGTTACTACTCCATTCTTGAGCATGATGCAAGTGCCATCAACAAGTTCATCCAAACCGTCCACTGTGGCGGTAAAAACAGTTGCGGTAGATGTACTGTCTACTGTGCCATAAAGGATCGCCGTCGTCTTCTCTGACAATGCAGGGACAAGGCTCTTTATCTTGCCCCAGAGATAACTCAAACCTGTTTTATCAAGATATCTGCTCATACACACACCTCATCTATATCGCTTGTAGTCAATGCCGAATCACTTGTATATCCGTTCGGATTTGTGGAATTGTAAGGAGTATACCCTAACGCCGAAGTAACCATTGCCGATGTGATTCCCGAAATGTACCCATTTGGGTTCGTGGAATTATATGGGGTATATCCCAGGGCGCTTGTAACATCCGCTGAGCTGATCCCCGTAATATAACCCGAATCGTTAGTCAGATCACTTGTCTTTGTAGGAATTACCGTCGTGTCGGGCAATGCGCCGACTTCGCTGGCGGTATATGTAGGCTTTGATGGACTTTTTGCCCATGCCGGAACTGTCGGATCGGTCTCGGTTGTAAGGAAACCACTATCATTGGTAAGATCACTTGTCCTCGTTGGGATGGACGGTCTGTTTAAAAGATCATTGTATGAACCGCTCGTAGCAACGACAGAAAGGTCTGTTGTTTCAACGAAGCCGGAGTCATTTATCAAATCAGATGTTTTTGTAGGAACATCGCTTGATGTAATGTACCCGGCGTCATTAACGAAAGCGGAAACATTTTCTGGAATGTCCGTAAGATCAGCTTTCTGGTCAAGCAGCGCAATGAGATCCGCCTGACTATTGATATCCCCTGTGATATACCCCCAGACATCTCTTGCCACGGTATCACTTTGTATGCTGCCATTTATCGGTGTGGAACTTGTCCTGAGGTTGCCCGTCAGTGACTGGGAGCTTCCCTCAACGTTCCCTGAAATCAGTACTCCATAATTGATATTGATCATAATACTGTAGTAGATAGGACGCTATCTAAATTTATGCTGGTCTGTGCCGATGATCCTACCTCATCGTCCTTCTTTATTCTTAACTGGCAGGTCAGACTTGAACCGATATTGAACGTCTCGCTTTGTCCTAAATGAACAACATAGCCCGTGAATGTATCGCCATTGCTCAGCTGAACGGTCTGCCACACTATGTCGCCATTCGATAACAGTTTCTTTAAAGCTCTTTCTTTTCCTTCTTTATTAATCTGAAGTTCCATTTCCTGGTAAGCTCCTTGAACCAGGTCCTCACCATTCATCTGAAAATTCAGCAAGAGTGTAATTGTATCTCCCTGTCTCATTACTATGCCCCCGTTTTCTTCCAGAAGAACTTGTCGCACAAGGAATCATCCATGTTTGCAGTGGATGACTGAACAACGAATTCAATATCCAAAACACTTCCGCTTGGAATATATCCGCCACTCTCCTTGGTTACCACATCCAAACTTTTAAGTTCACGGCTTGCGCCAGGCATATAAAGGTAAGCAAAGCCATTGCCGCCATCACTCATTCCGATTGCCACCTGATCGAGAATGCCCGATCCAAGCACCATATCACGGAACGTGCCAAGCACGACTTCATCGCGGTCCCCCAAATTGGTATTCAGTCTCAATCTAAGTTTTACCCAGACTGTCTTCCCGCCACGTTTGATGTGGCCTGTTATTAGACTTGCGTTGGTGCTTGGTTCAAATGCATCCGCAATAAAGGTGGCGGGATCCTGATTGCTGCTTAGATCACGTCTCCACTCCTCATATTCCTTGTCGATCAGGCTCCATGTTCCTGAAAGATGGGTCGGTGCATTGTTCGTGCTTGTAACGTAAATCGATCCAACCGGGAACATCCCGTTCATCGCCTGACCGGACTGTGCTCTTGGAGACGTCTTATCGAACGCGGAGTCGACAATCAGTGTATCAGTCCACTCACAGTCATAGTCGGTGCTTGAGGATTTTACGAGAACATACCCCGTTTCTCCACCAGTAGGGACACCAACTCCAGGACTTCCGTCTTGGCCATCCTGACCATCAACGCCTGCCGGACCTTGCGCTCCCTGGATTCCCTGAGGGCCTTGCGGACCTTGCGGGCCTACCTGCATATAGCAAACGAAATCCCAGTTACTGTTCTGGTTTCTGACATATATGGCCGGAGTGTCAAATATGACTGGACCGCTGCCAAGAACCGCATAGGCATCTCCGACTTGGGCATCCGAAGGAAGGTTGCTAAAATCATGAACTGATCCAATGATTTTGAACGAATCGCCTTTAGGCCCTTGCAGGCCCTGAACACCCTGGATCCCCTGCTCTCCTCTTTCACCCTGGACGCCGCTGATCACTGTGGCATCGCTCTCGGGATCATCTAAAATGGTTGCTCCTTCGAACCTGAGTTTCGATCTCTGGTTCATCAGCACAGTGCCGTTATATATTTTGTGGCCAGCATTGGCAATGTCATTCCACGTGTTAAGAGGATCTGTACGGTATTTGACAGTCCTGTTTACAACACCAAGCTGCACGACTGTCTCGCCATCGGCAAGAACAGTTGCAGAGTTGTTGACGAATTCCTGGACTTCTTTCAGGGGCTGAGACAGTTGCTTTCTGGTTTCTTCCTCACTGCCAGGATCATGGTATCCCTTGTTCTCGGCGAACACGGGTTCAACATTACCTGTGTAATCTCCATAACTGAGTTTCTGCATATCTTACCCCCTATCTAATGTATTTGACGACCTGGTACTGCATTCCAATATGCGTAATGGAAAGGTCTCTTCCAGGCTCATTGTTCTTAAACAAAAACGAAGCCATCTGGATCTTTTTCAGATTGCATTTCCTTCTAAAAGTGGATGCCCACCCAATGGTAAACCATGCGAACGTTTCCCAAGAAAAGTGTTTCCATAGTCTTCCACCTATCAGGATTGATTCGGGCTCCTGTTCACCTTCAAATGAAGACTCGTCATAATACCACATATCGATTTTCGTAGCAGTATCGCCGCGGCATTGGACGAAGATGTTCTTAACGTTCTTGAGTGATTCAACTGCCCCATACTGCAAAAACGGGGTCATGTAATATGAATCGATTGCATGTCCCTCATTCTTATAGTTAAGGTCATTGAACGACATATCCAGTTTTACAAGATTCTTCCGGTAGTCGATGGAATATGTCTCTTCCTCAATCGTATATTCGTATCTGTAGTTGCTGGAATAAATCAGTTCTTTGCCTACCTTCAAGAACTCCTTCACATAGAAATGGTCAAACATGAACCATGCCAGTTTTGATGGAGGCGTTTCACCATTCGAGGTAAACCTGTATGGCGATATCTCGTAGTCCCACATGAAACAATACCCGCTTTCGGGGAAGACAAGGAAATACCTGCTTTCAAAATCGGTGCTCTGGATCTTCATGGGATCTTCGTCATAGTCCAGTATTCCTTTGATGCCAAAGTTGTTGGTTCTCTCGATGTTGCGCGAAAGCACACGGATGTTTCTTTCGTCCTGGATGTTGGTCGAAACCAAAGTGCATATTCCTTCCCTGGTGTTGAACCATGTCAGAAGGTTGTTGATCAGCTGGATCGAATAAGGACAGTCGCATCCTATTCTTGGGTTGACGATTTGCGATCTGAACCCTTCCATCCCGTATTCTTCCGGGCTCATAGAGTTGGTTGAATCCAAAAGATAAGAACTTATCGAGAATGTCTCTCTTGGTTTAAACACGATCAGAACGTTGTACTGCCTGCCAAAACCGGTGATATCGTCTTCCGTGTTCCCCACCGTGCCATAGTTGGTTGCGGGGAAATACGCAATATCGTATGCATTCGAATAGTAATATTTCGATCCGCCGCACCCTGCTACAAACAGACATGAACTGTTCGTCCCGCCAAAGGCTTCATGGAACTTGCACTTGTAAATGTCCGTGCGTTCTGTTGCGTTTACGGAGTTTTTCAGTGTCCATGTGAACTCGACATTCATGTCTCCGGATTCAGGAGCAGTGGTGAATGTCACTTTTTTTGTACTGGAATCATATGAAAACCCGGTAGTGATAACGACATCATCTTTCTTGACGATAGGCGCAATATCATAATTAATGTTGTCCTGCTCATAGGTATTGTACACAGTGGTCGTTCCATCTCCGTTGTATACATGAGTTACCTGATTGGAAAGGATGTTGATCGTTTCATACGGATCGGCATGTGCATCGCTCGAACTGGGTCTGCAGTTCAAAAGGGTTTCGGGAACATACGCCGTGATCGGTTCGAACGTGTACACATTGTTTTCCTTTTTGAACTCATACAAACCCGAAAGATCAGGCTCTTCGCCGGCCGTAGAAACAAGGTAATACAGTTTCTGTGCATATACGATAAACTGCCCCCTTGTTTCTGGCAATGTGCCGCTAAGCGTGACTGGGCTCGTATTTTCAGTATAGGTATATACCTTGCCCCCAGCATGCACGAAAATCATGTCATCAAAGCATATGATCGAGTACACCTCGCCGCTGAACTCCAGGTCTCCACTTGCTGATTGCATCAGTGCCTGGCCGTACCTTTTTGCGAACGCGCCGTTTCGGTACATGACATTCTTCATATAAGGCGACTGGCTGGTTTCCTGTTCGAACTCCAAGTCTTTCAGATTCAAACCGCCGATTCCAGGCTGGGGTATCTCATACATCTTGTCCGGAACGGACTTGAACTTAGGCATCTGCTGGAACGGCATCAGTAATACTCCTCAAGCGTCGACTGCGGCACCAAGACCTGGAACTTTACTCTTGCGTTATTATATTCTGTTTGGTAGATGGTCATCTTTGAAAGGTCGTCATCCATGAGGAAATTGGCATCAATGCCCTTTGGAATGACTTCGTAAAGGTATTCATCCTCATAGTCCAGTTCATCGCTCATGTCCGAAACGAAATGGTTCTGAGGGCCATCCTGGAACGGAGCTTTGCCCTTGAACATCCTCATCATATTGTTTTCTTCATATAACTCGGCAAGGACCTTGTTCGTTATTTCATAGACATACGGGTCGTAGATCCTTGACGTGGCTTTTTCGAACATCCATGCCTTTGTTTTTTTATACATATCCTGGAGTGTCATAGTTACCCCCTGTTAAGAAAGGGAGGCCGAAGCCTCCCTTACGATTATTACGATAATGCTTCCGCAGAACTTACGTAGATGCCTTTTGCTTTCGTCTTGAGAGCAAATGCATCGTAGAGCCAACGGACTTCCAGCAGAGCGCCAGAGATTCCAACCGGGTCAGAGTGGACTTTTGCGTCCTTAATCTGGGTCGGGGTCAGAACGACAGACTTCTTGACTACCATGAAGTTCAGGGTCTTGCCCAGGAACGGGTTGTTGCCAGTGCCTTTGGTCAGGTATGAATCAGGAACAGGAACGATTTGCATACCTCTTACCTTGCCCATGACGCCTCTTTCCAGGTTTCTCTCGCCAAGTTTGTCAATGTTCAGGAACTCTGGAGATGCCAGCAGTTTGCCGAAGTTCGTTTCGGTGATGTAGCAGTAAGCATCTGCAACATCGGTCTCTGCGTTTCTAATGGCGGTAACGCCTGCGGAAATCGCATCAACGATATTGGACTTCGTCAAAGAAGTATCGGCGTTTTTCTGGACATCACTTGCCCAGTCAACTGCCGTCATGCCAGAAGCCAGAAGACCAGACCAGCGAGCCAGCGAATACTTGTCAAACATAGGAACGAACTGTTCCCTCAGTTCACGAGCCATGACTGTTCCAGCGTTCTTAATCATCATCTGCTGGGTGTTGTTGCCCTTGTCAACGGACAGAGAAACTGCCTTGTCCTGGGTCAGGGTCATCAGCTGGTAGGTATCTGCTACTTCATAGGTGCTGCCGTAACGTGCGTGAGTGCCTGTAATAGCGGTGTCGTTCAACGGTCTGTTGTAGTCCGTCGGTGCGTAAGTGTTGATGGTCCATACCTTGATGGACTTTACGCCGTCCCAATCGTATTCTTTGGACGTTTTGCCAAGGATTACGGAATCAGTATAAAACTTATCAACGATTTTTTTAGAATATTTGTCGGCTAAATTGATAGTTGCCATTTTGGTTTACCTTTCCTGAGCATTCGCTCATCCATTGAGGAAACCCTTCAGGAAATCGTCTGAATCAGCACCTCCAGCGTTGGTCGTGTTGCCTAACGATTTCTTTTTGTTTTCCTCGTTAAGTTTGCTGGCTTTAGCCTGAGGAGATTCTCTTAGGAACTTGTTGTAAGCTTCCAGTAACGTATAACCCTGTTTCACATAATCAAAGACCTTCGGGTCGATCGACTCAGGTCCTTTCTCACGGAACTCCGGGTATTCTCCTAGAAACTTGTCAACATCCTTCTGGATCCTCTCAGCCTCGGCGTCAGCGGCCTGCTTCTCCTGATCTTGGAATTTCTTTTCCTGATCAGACATGGACTCGTTTACCTTTGCCGCAGCAATCTCTTCCAAAATCTCATCGCTTACGTCAGCGTATTTTGGATCTTCCTTCATTGCTTCGACTTCGTTGGCAATCTGGTACTGGATCTCTGTGTCATTGAGCATGTTCAACAGTTCGCCAACTGAATTAAGCCCATGCATACGGGTGAGCCTCTGAAGAGGTTCATAAATCTTGTCGTAATTCATTCCCTTCTGCGCATAAGAACGTGCATCCTCTTCATTAAGAGTTTGTTCTTCGCCGTTGTAGGTCACTTTAAGACCAAAGGGATTTGACTCTTTTGGAGTCTCTTCTGTTTCTTCCGAAGTTTCCGTGGTATCTTCCGCTTCTTCATCAAACAGGTTTTCTTCCGTCTCGTCGGAAAACACGTTTTCTTCTGTCTGAACCTGGTTTAGTTCGTCCATTTTTTTCTCCTTGACCTATGGTTGGGTCATATATGAAACGTTATAAAGGAACGGTTTCATCTGCCGGGGTGGAGCCTCTGGCTTCCATCTGCTGCAACATCATCTGCTGCTGCTGATAGGCTTTCAGCAGTTTTGCTTTCTGCGGGATGTACTTGTTCGGCACTACTGAAATGTAAGTACCCGGATCGATCCATCCTGCCTGAGCAATTTTATCTAACGTGTTGATCTGCGCAATCTCACTGAACTGCGCGCCATTGCCGATATCGACTTTCAGATCGAAATTGAGATTCCTCAACAAAGAGAAATCAACAATGGCCAACTGGTTGTCGTCTGTCATTACCTGTCTTACTCCGTAGGAGCAGGCGACGATATCTATTAAATTGCGGACGGTGTCTTCCCAGAATGCATAGAAATCCTGTTTCTGGATCTCCAGCGGTGTGGAAGAGGTTTCCTGCAGTGCGATAATAGCTGAAGTGTTATCAGGCTTCACATTGCCCAGAGACGCGTCTGTAACGCCTAGACAGTCTTTTGTTTTGGCATAAGTGTTTTCAGCCAATTCGATAATGTTGTTACTGAAATCCGGGATCTTGATGAAATCAATGAACTTCCCTGCGATATCGATTCCAGCCACCGCCTGCGGCGAAGTGGATTCCAGAAAGTCGTTGATCTGGACTTTGTTCTTATCGAAAATAATTTTCGGGAATGCACTCTGCAATCCATACATCTGCGCTATCGCATAGCATTTATTGATATAGATCTGGTTCGGTATGACGGATGTCATCGGAGAATTGTAGCAGTACGAATTCTTCATGATGTCCCACCCGAAACACGAAATAGGATATCTTCTGTAGCCAAGATTTGTTGGTTCGATCAGCGTATAATCCTTGGTACACTTGGTGAACCATACTTCCTGATCTTTTTTGTAATACTTAATTAAAACGGTAACGAGGTTGGTTGAATCATCGTTTGCCTGAAGGTTGTCGTTGTCCGGGCTGATTGATTCGACATCCTCTTTCGGAAGACCGTATTTCTTGGCTTCTTCACGAACCTGACTGACGTCCTGCCTCAATGCAACAATAATGTAAGGCTGGGTCTGAATGTCGTTGGAATAGGGATTGCCAAAGTAGATATTGGTGTTGTCGATCAGCTGATTCTCAACACGCCCTTTCATTTCCTGACCCGTTTCGATGTCGGGATTGAAAGTCTGCATCATATAACCCGAACCGTCAACAAACGCATTGCGGATCACCATCTTTGATGCTTCTTTCATTCTTGCAACTTCGATGATGTTCTCCAGCTCTTTGGAAATAGGAGTCATTCTTTCTACATCGTCGGCAAACTCGCTTAAAGGCACGATATTGATCGCAATGTCGTTAGACCCTATAGTTGCCACCATGTACTTTCCGCACCTCTGAAGGACGTTAAAAACGGGCGTAGGAAGGTTTTCCGTCTTCAAACCCTCCCATTGACGGCCGTCCCAGAAGTTTTCATTCCGTTTGACTATTTCATAGATGTTGAGGTTGGACAGATACTGAACGCCCTTCTGGTATTCCGCCCATATTTCGATTGGTTCAGTCTTCATCCGTTATAATTCCTCCATCTCATCATCTCTTTGATGAATTCCTTATTCTCCTTTGTGGCGACTACCCCATCTTCCCGAGGTTTCTTCGTGCCTAAGTAGTAGCCAAGAATAAGAAAACCGAAATTAAAAGCACCCATAAGGATGCCGCATAACATAATAAGTACAAAGTTCACTTTCTTCTCCGTCTCCTTTTTCTTCTGCGCCTCGCTCTTAATGGAGCAAGCTCGGGATCTGGTTCATTGTCTTCTTCCGGATGGTAGTCGAAGTTCTCTTTGAATACCTCAAGATATTTCTTATCTATTCCTCTGCCCATCTGTTCTCCTTAATGCCTTGACGTAAGACGAACCAAATTCCTCAGTAAAAGATGTGACTTGAGTGTTATAGTGGCTGGAATACGTTGGATGCCATTTGTTTGAACCGCCATCGTTTGTATGTGTGTCTCTTTTGTCTCTCATAAATCCCCCTAATAATTGAAGAACGCAAGGTCTTCATCATATGTTTTCTCAACGGTTCTCGGTTTCCTGTTAGGCAATTGCGATAATGCATGGTAGCCTATCGCCAATCCCATCACCAGGTCGTCGTGCGTTCCCTCGCTTGCTTCCGCACGTCCACGCGCATTGCGGACGAAACTCAGCATCTCCTGAAGAGTCTCGCGGTCGTTGATCCGGTCGATGTGTTCACGAACTATCTCAACCAGTTCGCTTATGATAAGCGGTCTTGTCAAAGATGTCGTTTTGAAGCCGTATCGTTCCTGTACGTCGGAAACGATGGAATCCACGTTCTCGCGCACATAAAGAGACGGATATTTCAATCTTTGAAGTTCGCGGTTTGGAAAAGTATCGAAGTTCGCCTCAATCGCAATAAGGGAACGGTAGTAAGCGCCTAAACAATACATCTGCTTGACATATAAGTCCGCATCGAACTGCTGGTGTAAAGTAGCGCACAAATAACCTGTCTGGTCGATTACCTGCCCTACGAAGAAGTCACTTCCTTCTCCGGCGGTATCTCCGCCTATCACGCTTGGTCCGGAAGGTTCTTTGTATATTTTGATATACCCGTAGGGATCGTTTACCCAGTGGATATTCGTCAAATGTAAACCATCATAGTCGTAATTGAAGTAACCCGTCCTTAATGGCGGTCTCAGATCTTTCATGTGCTCCAGGATCAGTTCGTTGTTGAATATGGACGTGCCTGATGTGATGAAAGCTTCCTCAGGAGTAATGGGGTATTCCTGGCGGAACTTTATTTCGTCGTTGCCGCAGTTGTTGGCGATGCACCACCTTCGCCACTCCAGTTGATCAAGAGTGAGGTCGTAACGGATCTGGATGTCCTTTTCGTAATTGTTTAACGTAAACCCCGTATAAGGACGGGTATACTCCGGATCGGCGTACCACGGAAAAAATACGGGTACGTAATCATTTCTTCCGTTCACCGCGTCCTGCCATAACGTATAGAAATAGTTGAAACCGTTTGCGGTACTTTCCATGACGATTAAAGAGTCGTCGGTCATAGGTACGGCCTGGTTCAACGCTAAGAGAGCTTCTTCCGGGTGTTCCCAGAAAGCCACCTCGCTTAAGTGCGCGAATTTGTACGTTGAGCCACGGGTGGCGTCGGAAGCGACCATCACTCGGATGGAACTTTTTAATCCATTCTCTCCATCGAAAACTATTTCCTTTGCATTTGAATATTTTTGCTGGGGCTTCATCGCATCCGGCAATTCGGATATGAACAGTTTGGTCATGTTGAATATCGCGCTTGCGGATTCAGCTAAATGCGCCATTATCACACTTGACGTGTTGGGAGTCAACATGGTCATCGCGGTTATAAAGGCTTCGGTAATAGTTGAAATACCCAGCTGACGGGCTTTCAATACAATTAAACGCGTAGGCTTCTTTCCGTAACTCTCTTTTATGGTGTCGTAGAATTTCGATTGGGAGTCGTTGAACTTCAAACCTATTAATTGGCCTTTTTTATCTCTTATTTTAAAAAGTCCCTCGATGAACTCCCTTACCGTGAAATTAGCTCTGCTATCGCTCACTTCGTATGCTCTAGAGTTCGACATCGTGGTTCTTCGCCCATGCTTCGATTGTTAAACTCTGATCCAGTTCGACTTTGTCCGTCGGTTTCTGTCCCGTAGTGTCACGAATGTACTGCGCTGCCTGGACGTCTCCCATCAACGCTCTCTGGATCATTGCAATATTAATTGCGGTCTGGATAGAAATGTTCTGCCCTTCCATTTCCTCAAGAGAAAGAAAATCTTCCGAATCCGCGGGGACGCCTTTTCTCATTGCCAAAGACAATAAAAGCAGGAGTTCCTGCTTCATGTTCTTTTTCTTTTCTTCTTCTATCTTCCTTAATTCCTGGTTCTTCTTCCTTTGAATGACGCCTTTAGCCTGGCGTTCACGGGCATTTTCAGGAGTGAACGGTTTCTGGTAGGATTTGAACTTTTCTATACTGGCTTTCTGCGCTTCAGATAACGGTTTCTTTGCCATAAAACCCCCTAATTATCTACGATACTACTTTAATATATTTTTATTTGGTATGGATACCATCTGCTGCGGTTACGGAAGGGGAAAATAATGGCGATTTGAAATGGACGTTCTTATACGTTCATATGTCCGGTCAAAAAATCGGTCATACCCCCTCCCCCTCCCCTATCTTTATGGTTGTCCCCTTCAAGGGACTCTTATGTCCTTTATCCATGGGACTTTATCCACATTCATGGCAGAAACGTGGCGATAATACCCAGCAGAAGCAGTCGCATCGGTGTCGTTACGTATGGGTACTGTCCGAATATTTGGACATGTTTCTAGTTATCTCATCATGTATATTGCGTGGCGCTGGTGTGAAGTTGCTGGCGTATTTTTTGTACTGTCTCATTGTCTCTGTACGTGTGTGTCTGTCTCTGTCTGTATGTATCTATCCCTATTGAAGCATCCAGCCAGCCATATTTCTTCTCTTGCTGGGCAATGGCGCTAGGATCGGGAGCACCTTTTCCTTTTTGCTGGGACAAGGATAAATACCTTATTTAAGCGCTGGGAAACTTTTCGCATCAATCGTTCGTTTTGTGCTTGACATATCCCAGTATATGCCCTAAAATGGGAGACAGATGGACATATCCCAGTATATGCGGGCAGATGTCCAAACGTCCCCGACGGGCATCCGTGCAGAAGGAACGGACACGACCTGTCGGTAGATTAAGCAGACGCTCTCGTTCTTTGAAAACCTATATCAATTTCATTCATTGTTTCTTGGCTGGGAGTCTATTCCAGCCATAGCCACACGATTCATTCGTATGGCTATGGGCGTAATAGACGCTAGAAGGAGAATCAATATGAAACAGTACACAGTAACACAGACGGAAGGATACATGGGTGGTGGTGGTTACATTGGATGCAACTATCATCTGTGGAATTACTCAGAGAAGCAACTCAAATCGCTTCTGCTTCAAGAGTTCAAGGAAAACGGCATCAAAGCCAGCATCCGTAAGAATCGTGGTGGCTGGTCTTACTCGCTGACTATCACAGTCAAAGCAAGCGAAAACGACCTAACTGAAAACGTCGATGACTGGGACAAGCAGTACGGCATCCAGTGTAATCAGTACAGAGACCACGACGACAGATTCACGGCTGATTTCAACAGAAAACTGAATCTCATCTATCGCATAGTCAATTCATTCAACTACGACAAGTCCAACGCTATGGTCGATTACTTCGACGTAGGTTTCTACTATCACGTCGACGTCAAGTGTTAGAAACTGCTGGTTTACCACCAGCATTGAGTATCCGTTTACGGGTATTCAATGGTGCTGGTAAGCACTAGAAAGAAGGGAAACAATGTTATACGCAATTGACTTTAAAGCAGGCACTTATCTTTACGATGATATCGATTGTGGCGATAACGATGAAGTGTTCATCGAATACGCTCATGACAGTGAAGGCGATGGAATTGATTACCAGTTTGTAATCGACGACCGGTATGCCGTCACTAGACCGAGATATGACAAGAGATATGCCGTCCTGCTGGTTGAGAACGATGGAACGCAGGTAGCGACTATCGGCCTTTACGGGCAGATTAAGAAGTATTACGACATCATGTATATCGAAAAGGTATTCAAACTGGATGACCTGCTGACCAAAGGCGTCCTGCTTTAAGGAGAGAAACATGAAAGTGAAAGACGTATTTGCTCTGCTGGATGACTGTACGCAGTTATACATCTGCGATGAAACGGGAGTCGTAATTGTTGATATTTCTTGGCAATGGCACGACATCGCAAGCGAACTGCTGGATGCCAATGTTATCAACATTACGACGTATAACTACGGCATCGAAGTGGACGTGGACATCGAAACAGAGTAACGGCTGATGATTATCAGCCATAGGTATCCAATCCATTTGGATATCTATGGATGCTAAGGCATCAAAGGAGACAACATGAGAAAGAAATTGAACACAGACATTTACTTTGACATCGCTAACGGGGACGTCTCTGTTGCCATTCGGGACGGGGATTTTGTAGACGCCAGCGTCGTCCATTGTGGTGCATGGTTCACGTACGATACCGATGAGAAGGACGACTTCCTTGAGTACATCGGTCTCACATGGGACGAGGTGCTGGAAATCGCAAGCATTGAAGATGCTGAACGTGATGGCGATATGGTCAATATCCGTTTCATCAATGGCAAGGTCAAGACGATACCGATGCAAGGCTGGAAAGAAGCGCTGGAACAGAGCAAACTGACCAAAGCACAGAAATGGGTTCTGTACAGAAAGATTGGCTTTAGGGTCTGGCAGAGAAACCAAGACAAATCGTTCAAGATGTTTGGAAGGTATCCACACCAGTTATCTGCAGAAGAGACGGCAGAATGGCAAAGGGAATGTCTGTAAAGGCTGGTGCTTCCCAGCCACGGGTATCCAGTCATGGGTATCCATGAGTGCGAAGCACTGAAAGGAAACAAAACAATGAAACTGAATGATTATCTCAACACTGAACATGACCACATCTACGTGGGAGCGTACGTCGGGCAGACTCTTAACTTACTGCCGGAAAGCGACCTTCATGACGTCGACCTCGACTATGAGGTCATCATGATTGAACATGATGACGACCTCATCGAAGATGGCACTTGCACAAATCTTGTCATTGAATTGAAGGACTACCAGTCTCTCATTACTGACCTCAATGATCGGGATCGAAAAGCAGAGATTCTCAAAGCCGTCGAAGAAGGTTCGATGTATGACTGGCTCTGCAATAACTACCATCGCTTAAGAGGTAACGAGATGCTGGACATCTTGAAAGAGTATGTCTACTACATGGAGTCGAACATGTTCGATACCGACTATATCGCAGAAGAGTTAGAAGACATTTTGTAGGAAGGAGAGAAGCGTGAAACACGTAAGAATCACGTACGCCACTCAGAGCCTCATTTACCAGCAGACTGTAGCGTTTCCAGACGAATACAACTCTGTGAAGGAAGATGACTTGAAGAACATGGCAATCGGTGTGCTGATGGTTTATGAAGCTGACCACAAGAATCGCTATCTACGGATAATTGACGAAGTGGTGACGGACTGATGCGAGCTAGGTTCTGCCTAGCTTTATCCCCTCAGTTATGAAGGGATAAAGGTGGATAGAACACCGAGAAAGGAAACAATATGAACGAAAAGAAAGTATTAAATGACTGGTGGACGCTGGACGATGGCACGAACCATTTCACTACCATCGGCTATGCCGTGGACGTGTACGACTACCTCTGGAAAGAGATTACCGAGTACGTCGCTAACAATCCTCTTGAGGGCGTTAGGAACATGCAGTATCACTACGATGTGCTGAAAGAGTTAGAACAGATCGCCTACGACGAAAAAGACTACGACAACGACAGAGAAAGAAAACTGTATCGGCTGGACATTGAAGACTGCTACCCTACTCTGTCTGTACTGGAAGCCAGTGACGTCAATGAGAAGAAAGTGCTTAACGTCTACGTGTGCGACAGAGGTGGTCGCTTCACTGTCAATTGTCCCGAGATGGAGCTGATGGAGTCTGTGGAAGCAGAGAATGTCTTCTACTGCTTGAACGACTTCACAATCGCCCGTAATGATCGGGACGTAGTGATTAGATGCATCGACTGAGCGAGCTGGTATTTACCAGCTTTAGGTATCCGTATCACGGGTATCTAAAGGTGTTAAACACCAAAGGAGAAAGATATGAAATTGAACAAGTATTACACGAAGCTGGACGCAATCCGTGACGAGCTGGATGAACTGATCGGTGAACTCGAAGAGAAGCGTGATGCCATCGAAGATCGGGCATGCGAACATGATCGGGATATGACTGACGCAGAGCAAGAGAGATACGACGCTTTAGACCAGCAGATTGAGGACATCCGTGATGCGATCGATAACATCGGGTATGCCATTGATGACATCGAGGAGTACTGCTGATGTTTTGGGACGACGACGACAAGATTATCGGTCACCCCTGGGTAATCCTCAAAGACCTTGAGACCTGGGACTTGGACGAAGATGAAGAACCACTCCGCCAGGAGCTAAAAGATCAGCTGGAAGCGATGGACTGCATGTACGTGATCTGCCACTACCATCCAATGGGAGCGTGGTTCGTGCAAGAGCTGGTGGCTAGGTAATTCCTAGCCTAGACTACCCGATCAATTGGATAGTCTAGGGTACGAAGTACCGAGAAAGGAAACAATATGGAAATCAAACTGACAGAAGAAGAGATCGTGCTCTTACAGACTGCGCTGGAATATGACTGCGAAAGTCTTGAAGAGACCATCGCTGACAATGAACATTACGAAGAGATGGCAGAGTCCGTCAAGGACTGGAAAGATCAGCTGGACGCAAAAGACAGACTGTGGGAAAAGCTGGAAGCGTTGAAGGGAGAAACAAAATGATCAAAGCTAGAATCAAGACCTGGTCGGGTGGAAAGTACGGCAGATGCGGTGAATATATCGCCATCGTCCAGCCCGAATACTTCAAAAACGGGAAGATCAAAAAGACTGATTTCAAGGTCATCAAGACGCTGGGAACAGTGAAGAAGGGTTACCACCATCAGTGTGCTAACTACAGTGAGAGCATTGCCGAAGTCATCGAAGATTTCGGCAACGATCTCTCGATCATGCTCTACAAATATGAGCCGTACGTGTGCAGATGGTATGGCGAGCAGCTGGTCCTGGTCGGACCGCAATCGTTAGAAGATGCCCTGGAGCGTGATGATTACAAAGGCGATGCCAGGTATATCGACGATGAAATCTACTGCTACGTCGATGATAACGTGCTTTATTCCAGCGAGGATGAGCTGGATCAGTACATAGACAAGTACATTGATTGAAGGGAGAAAAGGAATGAAACCAAACGTATTGCATTACGATGACCACACACTTATCGGTACTGCTACCGATCTCTATCTCGAAATGAGAAGAAAAGTTGCCGAAAACATGCTGGACGATGCAAAGGTAAATATAAGTGACGCTTTGCTTGACATAGAGTTACTTGATGAGCTGAGCTCCATCATGAGTGATGCGCTCCAGGATGAAACTGCACTGTATATGATCGTATGGAGTGCCATGCACTTCCCGTCGATTTGGAAGCTGGAAGCTGGCAAAGAACCACTGTGGGAGAAATGAAGGGAGAAGATGACAAGCTCTACATGTAGCTTGTCTCCCTTAATGTGACCGATGGCAGTCGCAAGTCTGCATGAAAAACACAGAGCGAGGGAGGAAAAAAGATGGAATTAGAAAAGATCACTAAAGAAATCGAAGAGATCGCTATCGATTTCAAGTATGACAGTTACGGCGTAACTGATCCCGAATTGAGGGAATCCGTTGCAAGCCGTCTCCATGATGAATGGATGAAGCTGGGTAACTTCGCTGACGATGAAGAAAAGATGAGAGACTTCCGGGAGCTGACAAAAGAGCAGTTCCTGGAAAGCTACTCTTACCTAACAGAAGAAGAGTACGACAACACCATGCGGATCGAAATGGAATCATGCCGTGATGAGATCGCCAACGTTATCGATCACCTGGACAGGATCGACATCCGCCTGGGCGATAATGAATGGAAACTGCATTACACAATCGGAAACTGTATCGACCAGCTGGAAGGTGCGATGTATGAACTGATGTATGGAGAGGAGTGAGAATGAAAACGATTGAAGAAGCTTTGCGGGAAATGTTCGATCTGTATTACGTGAAGTCTTTCACGGCAGAAAAGGACGAGGATGGGAATATCTATGTCGAAGTCGAATACGAAGAAACCAACCAGGAGTGATCTGCTCCAGGCAGTGATCGAGCTGGAAAAGTCGATCGAGGCATTTAAAGACGATGAAAAGCTCTATGCTTTACTGAAAGAAAACTTGAGAAAGATACGGAACATCCTTTATATTTAATATAAAGGGGTAATGAAATGGAGAAGGAATTTAACCAAATGGAATACATTAACAAGTACAATAAGCAGACGTACAAGAAGTACACGATTATGATCCGAAAAGATAACGAAGCGGTTATCAACCATCTAGAAAAGCAAGCAAACAAAACCGGGTATATTCTTAAACTGATTGAAGAGGATATGAAAAAATAGCTCCCTATTTGCGGGAGCTTTTTTTTATGTCTTTTCTAATCAAAGACCGGATGTAATCTGCTTTCCGTTGGCTGGGGATCGACTCCAGCTTTTCGATAATGTCCTTGTCGATCATGAGATCGAACACCATTTCATAGCGTTTCTTTGTCTTGATCATTCAATACCCTCTCCAATTCCTTATTGATTCTGTTCTGCAAAGCATTTGTGGATAGGAACATCTTGGTTGCAATACTCTCCATCGTGTTCCCGTCCACGTAGATGCTGATTACGGCTTGTTTAAGCGACGTTTCCATTTGATTGAGTATTTCATCGATGTAATGGACTTTCGCTTCTGTGAGACTCTTATTGCGTTCGTGATGATCGATCTCGTTTCGGATGCGATACTCCAGCTCCTTATTGGGGACAGAAGACATCGGTATCCTGGACGGATCTAATCCATGCACCGATCCAGGCAAGTGAGAATAGCAGATGTCTATAAGAGACTGCAAAGCTTCAATCCGTGAAAGATTGAAGCTATATGCACGTAACTCGTTCTTAAATGCCTTTACCCGTTTGCTCTGCATTTCTCAAAAGAATGGTAGATCGTCTGGTGAAACCTTGAATCCCGTAGCGTCTCTGCCGTCTCCACTCAATGTCTCCTGGTAGTCCCATTTCGGTCTGGTCTCAAGCGTTCTTTTCGATTCGACTGGTTTGCTATCCAGGAACTCGACATTGCTGACTAGAATGTAATCAGCGTACATCTTCTGTCCATTCTTTTCATAGGACTCGGATTTGCACCTTCCTTCTACGTAAATCTTACTCCCTTTTCTGCAGTAATTGGATATAAGTTCCGCCGTCTTTTCCCATGCTCGGCACTTGATAAAATCTGTGGTCTTCTTTTCACCGTATCCTTCGTTGACGGCTACTTTGAAATCCAGCAGAGACTTCCCGGATTGAGTCTTCTTCAACTCCAGGTCGTTAGAAATGTTACCAATCAGTAATGCTTTATTCATATGTCTCCAATCTGTATCCGTTCTCCCATTTTTTTGAGCGATACTTTATACCAGCTTTACGCAAATCGCCACGCCACTCGTCAATGTCTCTCACAAAAGTAGCTCCGTACAATTTCAGCATGGCGATAATGTTATCCAGATGTTCCTGGCGTTCCTTTTCGGCTTTCGTCGGTTTCGGTTCTTCATTGATATGGCGGGCAGCCTTCCGGAGAAACTTCACCTTGTATTTACGTCGCAGCATCCAGTTATTATTGACGTAGTTGTACACCGACATGCGATCATACAACTCATATTCCTTTACGATCTCATTGGCAGTGCCGCTGAATACCATTTCATCCCCTTCGAACACCCCGTAAATGTTAGCCATCAATCCCTGATCACCCAGGTCTTTCTAGCCTCAGCTTCAGCGATCTTTTTTTTCTCGGCCTTGATCCTGTTTTTTTCCTTGTCGGCTTTGAACCATTTGGCTATTTTCTCTACAAAATCGGTGTCGAACCAGATATTGAGTACAGTTCTCAACACGAACATAAAGCCTATCAGCAGAATGGTAGTTGCCATCACAAACAGGTTGCCAAGAAACAACGTAGCCATAAACTCGATCATTGTTCACCCCCTTCCATAAAATCTACACAATCATTCCAGCCCTTATCATAATCAGATATCTCATGCGTTGGAACATTGCCGATTCCGACAGAATTCCAATAGACATGGGTTTCTCGTTTCATTGGCATCGGTTTAAGAGGACACCAACTAGGTTTTTCACCATAATGGCTTTCTATTTTTTCGGCATTGCATACCATAATTTCCTCGTTTTCATCATCTAAACCATCTATGTGCATAGGGCATTTCCAACAATCACTTGGCATATCAATTACTAATATTGCTTTCATCGATTTCTCCTCATAAGATACAGAGCGAATATGATATTCACAATATTCAGGATTATTAGAACATTTAGCATAAAATCTTCTGTCATTTCTCTAACTCCTTAATTCTCATCAAGCCATTTGACTTCCTTGTAGATTCTGTTATGCAATTCATCTATGGTGATTTCTTTGCCGTCTTCTCGGTCATACCATAATCCATTGTCCTGCAAGAACCATCGCTCTTTACCGAACGTAGCAGAACCGATAGAACGGACAAGTGAGATATACTCTTCTTTCCAATCAATCATTTCTTTCACAAGTATTCCTTTCATTTCCCTGTTCGCTTTTGCCAAGATAGTAAGCCATCAAACATAAGACCATCATCGATTGCCTGTTTATGGAAGGATTGGTGTCAAAGTAACTTTCTATTATTACTTTCAGTTTTTGCTCACCATTCATTTCCTTGTAAATGACATCCCCACTTGGAATAAAATCAGATATTGTTTTCATTTTTTTCACCCCAACTTACATGTCCATCCTTCGCCTGTGATGATGTGCAGACAATCATTGAATCCGTTGGCATAGATATGTTCATCATGGTCCGGGACGTTTTCCCATTTCTCTTCGGGCAATGTTTTAAGAGGACACTCTTCAACATCAGATGCACATTTCTTTAAAGGTGTGCAGATAAGAGCCAAGTCCCAATAGGACCGCAGAGGACACGTTTCACATGAATCAGGCTCTTCGATTATCAGCATCTTTTTCATCGTTCCCTCCTTCGATCACTTCATTGATCTTGTTTCTGTAGAATTCGTAGAAACTGACCCAGTCGGCTTCATCGTCTCGATCCCACTTGTTCATCATCCTTGCAGTTAGAAATCCGGCAAGGATATCCCTCTGGTTTGATGTCATGGTTCTCTCCAGTAGAGATCGGGATGCTCCGGGAAGTACTCGTCATATTCCGGACATTCTTCCGGACCGTCCTCTCCAAACTCATCAAGATCCCAGGGAACTTCTCCTCTGTTTTCGATCAGTTCGCACCAGGATACTTCAAACTCATCGCAGCGGAAGTGTACGCAGCCAAGACAATTCGGCATTACCTTTTCCTCCAGTTATCGTTACGATCACTCATCTTCATCTCCGATCCGAATGTAGTATTCGATATCTGCTCCGCAGTTGGCACAGTGGCAGACATGAATTATACCTTCCCCTTCCATGCCATAGTCTTCGAACGAGAAGTCGCTCTGCCATATGACTGAATCGCATCCACAATGGAAGCACTCGTATGATCCACGCACTTCGGGATCTGAAACTTCGATAGGATATTCCTGGCCCAGTTCGATCTGCTCCCCGTTGGCGTACAGTTTGTAGTCGATGGTCAGCTTGTCCAAGCTATGCCCTTCCGGGACGTCAATTAAGAATACTGCTTTCATTTGTCTCCTTCATGTCCTGACATAACCTTACGGCGTTCACTATTTCTGCCAACGTGAAGCTGGGCGTATCTTTCAGTGCTATTTTGGTGTTATGCCATTCGCAAATAATCTTCCCAAACTCATCCGTGTCGATCCACCTGGAATCCCAGCTCTTAAAAGAGGGTATACTGTTCTTCGTAGTCTTCACTTCCGTCTCCATACTTTTCTTCAATCCGATCTATCTCCTTTTCTAACAAATCCCGGATGTTACAGTAGTCCACCCAGGTAATAAATCCCCAGGAATACCCGTTCTTCATCCACTTGATCTTCTTGTTTAGAAGACGGCATTCATTGTGTTCTTCCTTGGGACAGTCACTCCACCATTTCATCGATAAATCTCTCCAGTTTCCAGACGCATATATCCAGCTCTGCCTTGGCTATAATCAGCTCGATCATATCCGTCTCATTTCCTTTAGGATGTCCGCCAGTTCCTCGTCGCCCAGCTCCATATTGTCTGCGTCATCGTAGACAGGAACTGTCGTATCTTTTTCGGTAGGACGATGTTGCTCCCAGGTGATAAGCTTCTGTTTCCAGTTCTTGACCGGGTTTCCTTTAGAGTCCTTCCACTCTCCAATAGTGAAGTAATCGTAGAAGACTTTAGGATCGACAGAGCTATTCCTGGACTTGCAATAAGCTTCAACTTCATCCAATGTAGGGGGATTATAGGGGGTTATATTCTTTCTTCTTATCTTCTTCTCTTCTTTATTTGTTGCCCTTTCAGAGTCCCCTCGTTTGCCCTCTGGCTTATCCGTTCGTTTGCCCTCGTCATCGTCGCAACCTTGATATTCTGCCCATTTTACGACGTTTATGACAGTCCATCTGTTTGTCCTGCTGACTGTGATTTCACCCGTCTTTTCAAGCTTTGATATGGCAAGTCGTATCTGTTTAGGTGATAGCCCAGTCTCGATAGACATGTGATTCACACTCGATGCGAAGCTGCCTTTCGGTATGACCTCGCCTTGCCATTGGCTTGCCTCCGGGTTTGCCCTCAGTCTGACGTACTCCCAGAAGTGGGCGGTGGGAACATCGGTGAACCAGCCCCAGTCAAGAGTCTTGCGCCAGTCCTTTACCCATCCGTTCATAACTGTTTCCCTTCTACTCCGTACTCCCGGTTCAGTTCATTCTCGGTAGTCCTGACATCCAGCTTAATGGCATTGATCAGTTCCTGCTGGGATGCATACTGAACTTCAAGATTCTTGTACATCTGCTTCAAGGCGGCCATCTCTTCATTGCCGTCCAGGGTGTTGTCGATCTCTGCGTTGGATCTCCCCTTTGACCGTTCGATGAGATACCGCTTTGAATATTCGATTTCATAATCTGCTTTCGCCTGGTTCATTCTGAGACCAAGGGATGTATAGTCTCTGATTGCCTGATACAATCCCTTGATCTTGTCCTGGACCTCCAGATAGAGATTATCCATTTTTCTTGAGGACATATCTTGCATAGTCATATGTCCTTCCATCTGCATCGGTCTCGTTCTCCATGATGGTGGCGATATCTACACCGCGCTTACGCAGATCACAGATACATGAACTTAAACGATAGCAGCCATATCTCTCCCACGCCTGCCTTGGCGTGATGCCCTTCTTATACCTTTTGAGATGGGCATAGATCTTGTTGATGTAGTTTCTTCTCATGCTCTCACCACATACACGTTGTACGTGTTCCTTTCACGGTAGACCGTCCAGTCAAGGTTGTGCTGGCGCTTGTATACGCCAAGCGACGTCACCGCCCGGTCTTTTTCTTTTGCACTCTTAAGCGAAAGTTTCAGCGTCTTGGAACTTGTCTCTCGCCACTGGTCAAAAATATCAGCCCACTTCCTGTCGCGTGTAGCAACGTCAATTGAGTTGATGTCGAAATCTTCCAGCATTTCAAATTGGATTTTTTCCATTATGTCTCCTTAATATTGATTCCATACAGTTCAGCCATAAGGCGCTTTTTAAGCTTGTAGACGTCCGTTTTGAATCCCTTGGTATCTTCTACCACCATAGATCCATTCTCGTAGTAGACGAAGTCTGCGTAGTATCTAATCTCACGCCCATGTTCTGATTTCTTTACGAGTGGGAATGCCACCTGCAGCTTGAGACCTTTTATCTCCCCAGCCTTCTCCATCAGTTTCAGCTCCTCATACCTTTTAGCTTCTTTCTGCGATGGGAAATTATGTCCATCAATCACCATATGCTTTGCATGGTATTTAGAGGTAGTTCCTTTTGAATGTTTCCATGTAGGCGTCATGTCCATACTCTCCTTCAAACACGCTCTGTGCGTATCTCTTCAGTTTTAGATCTAATTCCCTATTCATGTGAACCCCCTGAGAACTCATGTTGTGATGGGCAGGGCATAACCAGACCTGCATCCCATACTCGATGCTCTTTTGCCTATAGGGACCAAAGAACACCTCATGATGATGAAGACCATTACGTTTGCCGCATACCCAGCATTCCTTAGTGCTTTGAAGATTCATAGGTTTCAATTAGATCAATACACTCCTCATTCGTTTTTGGTTTCACTTTGTATACCTTTGCCTTGGTAAGATTTCTAGGCAGATGGATGCAGTACCCTACATCGCTCTGCTTTCCCATGGCAAGGTAGTATAGACCAAGCTGCCACTCCAGATTCTCCTTATGGTACTTGGCGGTTGCCTTGATGTCCCATAGGATTCCATTCTCATCAAGGATGTCGTAGCGCCCACAATAGTAATTCTTGTAGTTGACTATCTGCTCCATGTCCTTGACCTTGCTGAGATTGTTAACTCTCTTGAGTTCAATGTACCTATGGACCTCATCGGCATACTCTTCTACAAAGTCGCCAGTATTTTCGTAGTACTCTATGGAGTCATGAACTCCGGTGCCGCGGATTCTCGCCTTCTCCAGAATCGCCTCGGGGATATCCTTGTAAATATCCCCGGTGGCATATGCGACCAGTGTGGTCACGGATGGAACGAGTATCCCATCCACCATGTACTGGTGGGTCTCTGCGATGTAATCAATCTTCATGCCGCAGTTTTTCTTCCAGTTTCGTCAGCAGTTCGGATGCCTGTTCGACGGTAAGGTGCTTGATGTCGTTTACTGATTTGACATTGATCTCCTTGAACTCATCGATCAGTTTCTCCTTGTACTGACTCAGCTTGTCGACCTGGAATCTAGTGGCGTAGTTGATCTTCTTATCATCAGGAGATCCGCTTACCGCGTCCACAAGGTCGTTCTCGGTCAATTCAGTGGCCAGCATCCACAAGTAGCGGCGGCAGTAAGTAATCTTGCTGCCAGCGTTTTGGATCGGGTTCTGACTGTTATTAGCCTCGGCGGTAGGAAACTTGTAGACCATCTCCTCATTGCCTTTGCCAATCACCAGGTATGCAAACTCAATGTCCCCTTCATATCCGATCCATGTCCGTGAATACAGTCCTCTTTCATGCATCAGCCTGATTACTGTCGGCATGAAATCGTCCAGCTGGAAGAAATTGAATTTCCCAAACGGATTGTATCCGGTCTTCTTCAGTTCCACTTTCGTCAGCTCGTAGCGGACTTCCTGCCAGGTTTCACCTAAACTTTTCTCTACCTTGATCTCAGCCATTGATACCCCCTATACATCAGCATTGTCATAATGGTTTGGACTGTACTAAATGCTATTGCAATCTTGAACGGAAACCAGCAGCACCAGAACATTGTCCATGCAACATAAAATAAAATCATTTTCTCTCCTTTCTATGTTAGAATGGAGTTGAAGTGGTGGAACGCTTCAACTCTGGCCGTCTCATACACGGCCTTTTGTTTTGCCTTTCAAACTCTCTCTCGATGTACTCCCTCACCTCGCTTTCCTTGAACATCAGCTTTCCGCCGATGTATGCCCCGGTCAGTACACCTTCATCTCTCAACTGGTGTACGAACCGACACTTCTTGTCTCTTCTGCCCAAAACAGAATTGACTTCCTTTAGAGTCAAAAGCCTCATATTACCTCCTTTGTCCCCTCTAAGATGTGCAGGTAGAAATGAATAAGCAACGCTGAAGAATTTGGAGGCCACCTGCACACGTCAGAGAGGACAACAATCGGATCCACATAGGAACAGGCATAGTAAGTTTTTTACGAAAGGAAATTTTTCTACGAGATAATACACGAGGAAAGAACAACTAGCCATTTACACTATTAAGGAGTATTCATCATATGGAAACTATGCCTGCTCGTATGTGAACCCGATATCTAAGATGTCAAAGAACTACTAACCATTTTGGTTAGTTTGAAAGCAAAAAAATAACTACCTGAAATCGTCCAAGGAACAATGGAACAACTCAGCAAGTTTAATCATTTCGCTAAACTTGAACTCGCGCTTGCCACATTCCTTGTTTCTATACGACTGGGTAGTTATATTCAATACCTTAGCAACCTGCTGCTGAGTCATATTTGAATTAGCTCTTAATGCCTTGATTGTCATTTGCCCCCCTTTCATAACCATATTGGTTAGTTTTATGATAACACATTTTTTGCTTAATGCAACACTTTTTCAACCAATTTGATTAATTTTTTTGTTTTTGCTATCATAATATCACAAGGGGAACAACATGGAGAACGAATTAGACATAAAGATAGGAAACATTATTAAAACAAAACGAAAAGAAATGCATCTTACACAGATGGATCTTGCCAAAAAAGTTGGCACTACGGCACAGTGCATTTACTATTATGAAAACGGTAAAAGAGGATTAACAATGTCCTTATTCTTCAAGATTTGTGACACACTTGATCTAAAACCAAACGAGATTCAAAAAGAAGTAACCAGATGACAACGCCTAGAGCGTTCTCATAGAAACCGATGCGTTCCACCACTTGTCGGTTTCATTGAACTTGATCTAAAGGAGGTATGATATGAAGTTCAAGAAAGAGACCTTTATAACTCAGAAGACATTGAAGAATGGCACGATGGTATTCCAGGTGCGCGTAAGAACCGGAGATATGGACATCACCAAGTCATTCAAGGAGAGTTATTATGGTTCAGCTAAGGTAGCATACGAAACCGCGATCAACTACAGAAACAAGGTGCTGCTTGAAATCACCCAGGGTACTGCCCTTAAGAGAAGCAACGCCACCGTCAGAGACGTGTTTGAGGATTTCATCGAGACCTGCACATTGAGCGCCGAAACCAAAAGGAAACACAGACTGTATTTCAACAAGTATGTGAACCACAAGGACACCAGGATGCAGGATCTCACAAGAGCTGACATTACCGCCGATTTGAATTCCATGTCCTCACAGGCAAGTGATGATACCATCAACCGTCTGTGTTCGATGTGGAAGTCCATCGTCGATCATGCGCTGGCAAGTGAGATCATCGCAAGAGATTTGACGGCGGGGATCAAAGTGCCAAGGTCTAAACTCATTCATGAGAGGCGTGACACCTACACTGATCGGAAAACAATATTGGAAGTTGAACGCTTATTGCTAAGTTCCAATGTTAATCACCACAATGTAAGGATGATCAACAATCTTATCGAACTGTTGTACTACACTGGAATGCGTCCTGCCGAAGCCGAAGCCCTGCAGAAGACCGACATCAAAGCTGATTACATTTGTGTTACAAAACAACTGGGATCGGATGACTACGACAAGGAAGTCATCACCAAGTGCAAGACGGAATCAAGTGTAAGGAATGTCCCCATTCACCCGAATCTCAGACCGATCCTGGATGAACTGATGGACGGTGAAAAACCATACCTATTCTATAAGGATGACGGTCACTACATGAGTTCCACCTTTGTAGGAAACATCCTTCGAAGAGTCCTCATGGGTACTAGGATCAAGTTCAATCTGTATCGGTTAAGGCATAACATGGCCACCGAACTGGTGAAGAACGGAACTGATACAAAGACCACGATGAGTCTTCTGGGACACGCCCAGTACAACACATCTCTGGGGTATGCAAACTCCACAGAGGAGCAGAAGAGAGACGCTATCCAATTACTGTCCTGACACGTTTTGACACAAAACATTAAATAACCCTTATATCATAGGGTTTGACAGTCCCTTATCCCGGACCAAGTATGCTACCACGTTTATGGTTGAAAAAGACCGTAAATGTACCAAAAAGTCCCTTAAAATGGGGCTTTTTTAATACTTTCATGTTTTCCATTTTGTTCCCTTTTGGGTCTTTTATTTCCCTATTTTCTGCCACGTTTTTGCCACGTTTTTGCCACGAAATAAAAAATGGGGGATGGCATCACACCATCCCCCCTAGGGATAATCCCCCAATTGGTACTTTAATTATATCATAATTTTGCTCCGCAGATAGGACATCTTCCAGTCGAGGACGACACTCTGTTTCCACATCTAGGACAAGTAACAGTGCCGCTTGATGCTGATGAAACATTCTTCGATCCTCGATTCATGACACTGGAATATGCGCTCAGATACTGACTCTTCTGCTTCACCTGAGGCGTAGAAAGATTGCCAGGTCTAACCGCTTTGGCAGAGAATCTTGCCTTGCCAGGAGATTTACTGATTGATATGCCGCCAGTTCTCTTCCTGGAGCGTTTTTTAGACCCGCCAGAGGACTTTCTCTTATAGGACGACTTACCGGATTTCTTTTTAGAAGAACCCTTAGAGTTCTTGTTATAGACGTCCTGATAAGATGTCTTGTATCCGCTCAGACCATAGAGTTTTTCTTTCTGCGCCTGAGTAAGATCCATTCCTTCAAGGTATGCCACCTTTTCCGCCTGCTTTGTCCCAGCGTTCTCGATGTAGTCATAGTAGGCATACAGATCGACGCCAGCATCCATGACTGTAGAAACGTTGGTCATTTCCTTGTCGTAGATGTATTTGGAGTCTGTTTTGGCAAGTTCCTTGTCATCCGTATATACATATCCTTTGGTTTCCAGGAACTGCTTCTTTGCGACCTTCTGTGCATAATCCCTGATGTCGTCAATCGTCTTGACCCTTTCGGCGTCATCCATATTCTTATATGTCTGGGAATCCAGGAACTGGTTGACGTACTGGGTTTCAAACTGCCATCTGGTCTTATGCCACTCCGTATATTCCTCAGGAGTGAACTTCATCGTTGCATTGTCGAAAGTAACGCTCTTTGTGGTCGAACTAGGCAGGACATCTATTTCCCCTGTTGCATCATAGAGTCGGTACAATTCTTCATCGTACTTGTCTATATCCCTGGATGAATAATATCCAGGTGAGACCATGTTGAGGAATGCCCTTCCTACCCAATCCATGCCCAGATCTTCCGTCTTCTCTTCCTGACCCTGTTTATTAATATAAGGTTCATTATATTGAGAGAGTCCCGGAATCTTGTTCCTGATCTGCCTCCAGGTCTTGTCGATCAATCCCTTGTTAGGAGTCGTTGATCTGCGTGTATCATCAAAGGTACGCGCAATCTGACCGCCAAATGTAGGGAACATCTGACCGATGTAGGACGCGATAGCGGATGTGATGACATCGCCAAAATACGCACTTCCTTCCGTCGAGTATGAACTTAAGGAATCTTTCAGACCCGACAACATTGACGTTTCAACTATCGGATCGCTGATGTTCGCTCCTATCCTAAGCAGCAGATCAAGCCCGGTGTTGGCGTCGTCGATATCGCTGAGCTGGTCGAACTCGTTGCCGATCATGTTGTACAGTTCAGCTCCGATTGCCAGCGGCATGATGACAGGTGACATCCAGTCGATAGTGTAAGTGCCGTTGCCAAGATCAAGAGCGTAGTCCTGTTCGCCATTGTCCTGATCGAAATACTTCTTTCTGTCCTTATCATCGTCCTTCGTTCTGAACAGACCCATTCTTGCCAGCAGCCACCCTAATCCTGCGATGGCCGTTCCAGATAAACCAGACGCCATCTCATCAATCCAGGTGTTGGCATCCATCGTTCCATTCCTTACGGCGGTAGCGCCATCATAGATCGATTTCAGCAATCCTATCGGAGAATACTCAACTCCACGCTTGACGATGTTGAATGGAGTCTTCGTGAACGGAAGGATCGCCTGCTTGAAGAAGCGTGCGCCTTTCATCCCCTTGTCCATTTCAAGTCTGTTCAGCCAAGCGGCAAGTTTATTTGCATCTCTGTAGGTCGCCTTTAGCGATTCATTCCATGCATATGCAGTAGCCTTTATCTTCATCTCCGGGCTGATGTTGTCCGGGGTGAGATTGTTGGCCTTTAAGAATGAAGCATAGGATAAAGCAAACCTGTCTTTGGAGAACAACATATCTTCAAAGTCCAAAGCTCTCGTATTCCAGTCGGCAAGTTTGTTCAGGCCTTTCCCTAACGGAGTCTTCTCAGTAAATCCGGTGTGTTCGTATTTCTGATCTTTCTCCATCAGGCCCTTGTACTCGTCATAGACTTTCTGCCCGGCTTCATACAGAGGCCTGTCAGCCACACGGGATACGATTGCCTTTGTTCTATTCTTCAGCTTGCTGCCCATTGCTTTTTCAAGGACAGTACCAATGGCGTTCTTCAACCCGATAGCAGGCATGAACACGCCGTTACCTAAGAAGTTTCTCACATGGGTACGAGGATTGCCAAGCATAGCAAGGTACCTCCAGGTGTTGATCATGCTTGTGATAGTAATAGGCTGCTGCTTGTACAGATCCTTCAGGATCTCTTCACGGACTTTTGTTGCTTCTTCCGGGGTGGCATTCTTCAGATCTTCCAGAAGCTTAGGATTCAATGTAAGTTGAGGCGCTTTGTTTCCGTAGCGCTCGTCCATCTCTGCCTGCATCCGTTTCAGATTTCTCTGAATCGCTACCAGTTGTCCCTGAGGAGTCAGACGCTGCATGATTGCATACGCCTGCAGTCCCTGACCCAGCACAGTGGAGTCGTCTGCAAGTTTGATGGCGACATCTTCCCATCTTGAATCGTTGTCTGCAGCAAGCTTCTGCAACAGAAGTTCGCCTTGAATTACCGACTTATAGGATGGGTTGTTGTTATTCATGAAATCTTCAAACGTCTTGTCGTCGCCGTCTTTTTCCATGCGTGATTTGGCGAACTCGATTTCAGCTTTGTTCTTCACGCTCATGTAGCGGAAGTAACCATCGGCAGACATCTGTCTTGTACGTTCTTTCTGTCTTTCATTAAGGACGGAAGACTTCTCGATGTTGCTCTCACGGAACTGCTGCTTTTTCTTTTCGCCGTAGCCGTCTACGACTTCACCTTCGACATGGATAGGGCCATTGCCGCCTGAGTCATCGCTGATATCATACTGGACTGTATCAGGATTGAGATCGTAGATGACAGAGCCGTAGGTAGAATTATCAAGTTCCGGGATATGGCGGACATCGATTCCTTCATAGCCAAGAGCTTTCATGATTTTTGTGCCTACAGAGTCATAGTTTGCATGGTAGAAATCCTTATTATGTGTTTCTGCTTCGGACTGTAACATCGCTGTCCTAACGATGTCATAGAGTTTGTTGGCATCAACGCCAACTATCTCAGACAGACGTTGGACATTCTCCATTCTTCTTGGGAACATCTTTCTGCCATAAACACTTGCTGGTTCATCCCTATCATTCATAAGTTCTTCATGATTGATGTAATACTTCACAAGATCGCCCGCGACATCTCTTAAATTAACATCGCCATCATCATTTGTGTTCTTCCTGAATATCTCATATGCTTCTTCGTAAGGCATACCAGCCTGAACCAAACTATTAAGAAAATGTTCATACTCATCATCTTCCTGACTTATAAGATCATAAGGATTATCCGGCAAGTTTTCTTTATATTCCTTTAGTTCTTGTTCATATTTTAGTTCCCTAGCAGCATACTCCTCAAACCAATCATCTGAATCTAGATCAATGCTATCAAGATCCAGTTTTGGTTCATTGGGATCTGCCTCTTCTTCTCCAACAAACGCTAGCATATCATTGCGGACATTTTCAAGATTCTGCAGATATTCATCAAGACTGTTTTTGTTGGCATACCTATATGAGTTGTCAAAATCTCTGAAAATATCATGAAGATTTATGCCATCAATATAGTTCTTTGGCTTGAATAGATTGTATTTAGAAAAATCTGCTTTATGTTCGGTATATGCTTTCTGACCAGTTTCTCTTATCGTGGCTGTTGGCATATGAGATTTGAATCGGCCTTCCCCAAAGAAATATGTTCCCGTTCCAAATGCTCCGGTTCCTCTTCCGCCTCTTCTCCAGAGTCTTTCACTCTTGTGGTTGTAGTCAAGGTTTTTAGCGCCATAGTGATAACCATAGTTATCGTCGCCAGTTTCACCGATACTGTAGCGTAAGTCATCAGTGCTCTGGTCAAACCTCTTGCTTAGAGGAATGACATTGCCATTGTCATCGTAGGTTACTGGATCAGCTGACTTATACTGCGTAGGATCGAACACAACATAGATCGTATCGTATTCGTCGCTTCCGTCCTGGACATTTTCAAAGACTGCTCCATCGTTGCCGTTCTTGATCGCCTTGTTCAGAAGAGACGAGAAAGCTTCATCTCTCTTTTCGGAATGGAAGTCGTGGAAAAGCGGGTCCTTCATGAACGCAAACATATGCTTTACGTTCGGTTCATATCCGAAGTACTCGAGCAACCGATCATTAAGCTCGTTGTTTCCTTTTTCTTTAGCGGCTTCGATTTCTTTATACGCGTCGGTTTCTTCATATTCCCTACGAAGTCTGTTGACGTTGCTATATTCCTCACCTGGATTCTTTCTAGCGTTCCAGTGATAGAGCGTGGTATCGGTTATAGAATCAACGAGTTCCTTGATCTTTTCCTCGCTCATATTCAGTTGCGCACGCACCTCTGGATCTTCTAGCCTGTCAAGAACCGCCAGATCAGGGTCACCATTTCTCCTGGCTTCATTGAGAGCGTTCTTGTAATAAGCGTCCCAGCCTTCCTTCTGTTTTTCATCAAGCTCATTAAGGCCGTACTTGTCATTAATTTCCTTTCTGATCCTGTTGAGCTTTTCATCACTATCCCCGGCTAAAGCAATACGGAACATATCCCCACTATTTAGGCCAGTGTAAGCCTCTGCGGTCTTTCTGGAGCCAGATGAGAAGAAACCCTTGTATGCGGATTCTGCAAAGATATTTTTGGAACCCCGTTTTTCTGGATCGAACCGATTGAATCTGGCATTCGTTCCGTGGAACGTATCGAACATATACTGTCCGGTCCGCTTTGCATAATCTTCCGCTGCTTGTCTAACATACTTAGCAGCAGTTTCCATGTCGTTGTTACGGACGGCTTTATCATATGCTTTTTCCGTTTCCGGGCTGATGTCGTACTGTAGACGGTCCATCACGGCATCAACGATTTCGGATGTCCTTCCTCTGTTGAATGTCTTTGTAGCATTCTCAGGCTGGACCAATCCCTTTTCCATCTTTCCTCTGTAAAGGAAATCTGTACTGAAGTTATCCAGCTTGATCGCTTGCTGCTGATGGAATGTACCGTCATTGTTGTACATCGATCTGTCGATCAGAGTCTTCCAGTAACCCGGTTCATCGACCCATTGACTGAATCTTGGCTCAATACCCAGCTCATAGCAGTAGTCACGGAATCTTCTTCCGTTGATGTCCGCAGTCTCACGGGTACTGTTTTTGTCCCAGTACTCATATGGGAAGATTGCAACATCGTCCATTTTGACCCCATAACATTCTGAATCATATCCTGGCTCGTAGAAACGTCTCCAAAGATCAGAAAGGAAATTGCTTCTATAGAGGACTTCCTTTTCCTCTTCGGATAGATGAGCGGCTTCGCCTTTGATTATTTTTTCTCTAAGGTTGTATGCCTGCTCCTGTTCTACTGTAGGATTCTTCACCCGCTTGTCATTCTGGTTATCCTCATAGGAAGTTCTCGCACCTTCGACCACCGCTTCTTCAAGAGTGGCCATCATGGACTGGTAATTGACTTCCGTGCCACCGGATGCGTGGTAAGGAATGATAAAGTCCACTCTCGGATCCAGTCTTGACAGATAGTTGTGGACATCGTTGATGCCGACCATGATGGTCTGGGCATTGTCATACTGTTCTCTCAGATAGAAAGCTTCCGTGTGGTTGATTCCCGTTTTGTCGGAAAAATCAAGAGTATACCATCCGTCTTTCACTCCTTTGAACCCTTTGACATAGTACGCATAAGGATCGCCCTCTTTAGCTTCCACAAATCCTTTGCCTTTTGGCATCAGAGACATATTCACTTCATACCCTACAGAGCAGAGCATCGGCACGGCCTCCGGGACCTTCGTGTAGGTCTGACCATAAGAACCGATTGCCTGAAGCTGCATGAAGTGTAAAAGGTAATCCGTGACGAACTCAAATCTGAAATCGCTTGTGGACTGCGCTCTTGATCCGCCTTTAAGATTTTGCATCCTTGTGTTCTGGACGGCCTTGCCATATTCCTGGAACTGTTCCCCTGTAGCTTCCATGTCAAGGAATGCATTCTTTTCCTGGTTTCTATACTCGCCAAGGTTCTTGACTCTGCTCGGAGATGCCATGCCTAAAATGGTTTGGCCAAGTACCATATCCGTATATGGAGAAATGGTTTTCCCTAAAGCGGCGCCTCTGGTAGTACGGTAGTTCCATGCCGCATACTTGGAGAAATCTTCGCCCCTATTCAGGTTGAAGAGAATGTCTGGTGGGACTTCGCCCATCTCAAGCCATTTCTTATTTAGTTCAATCGTCCTCTTGCCTTTGTTGGTATGGACATCCAGAAGGACATTGGTTACCCATGACCAGTCGTTCAGTATTTCAAGGTCTTTCTTTAGAGACTCATATTCAGCTTTTTCTTCAGCTGACATTTTCTTGCCACCCAACTGTTCAGTAACATCCTTGGAATAGAGATCACTGTACCTTTGCTGGACTTCGTTGTCATACTGTTCTCTTAACGCCTCCTGCGCTTTGCCGAAAGTCTTGCCCTTGACTCCTACAAGCTTATCGACCTCTTTGCACAGTTCCGTGTAGCGTTTCTTTAGAGCATCAAGATCAGCGCCTCTATATTTTTCCTGGTAGTTCTTGATGTCGTTTAGAACTCCACCTAAACCGACCCATCTGGAGAACACATAACAAACCGGGCATGGCACAGGTTCGCCATGCTTGTTGACTTCGTTGTAGACGATGTCGATGATCTCTTTCTGTGTAAGGCCTCTATTGAGTTTGACCATCGCCGCCGAAGCAACGTCGATCAATTGCTGGGTCTTTGTGCAGATAGTAATGACATCAAACGTCTCAGAATACTGCGGATCGGCATTCCCGGTAAAAGCAGAGAACGCTCTATTGTTGCCGACATCCGATGTGTTCTGCCCTTTGCTTAAAGGCATATAACCAATACTTCCGGAGATTGCCCAGAATAGGTCAGCATCCTGCTGCTGCAATAAAGAGTTGCAGATATTCGTAAGCATCTCCACCTGGCCGTTCATTTCTTCTTCGGTGATGTTTCCATAGTTCACCGATTCCCGGAGCATCTGCCCCATAGGAGAATTAATCACATCATCCGTGGAGATCTTCCTGGTCTTCGTTCCATCTTCCTTGACGGCGGTAATGGTATGCTCCGTATCTTTCTCAACGGTCATTCCCAACGCCTGGAAAATAGTGCCTACACTGTACTGGGGAGTGCCTGGATTGGCAACCATCTTCCTTGCATCCGTGTATGCATTAAAGAAAGCCTGAGCAATCTGCGAGTTGGGATCATTGCTTAAAAGCGTGTTCATCTTAGTGAAGATGCTAGAGAACCCCTCACGGTTATAGTTGGCGATGTTCCTTAATAATTTGGAGTTACCCATGTTCGTTCCGACGTATCTTGCAACAATCTCGGCTTCAACCCCTTCTTTTGTTAGCTTCACGCCGTTCTTTTCGTATCTGGCTTTCAGTTCGTTATACTGTTTGTCCCATTCACTCTTGCCAAGAGCTTCATAGACTGCCTGTTTCAGTTTGGAATACTTTCCAGACTTCTCCGTCGTGTGGGTAATTTCATGGGATAGGACCTGCTCCATTATCTCGTTTGCATTATTGACGATATCTGTAGCAAACGGGTTGATGATGATCTGCTTTCCATTGATCGTAACGCCATGCTTCCCTTCATCCATCTGTTTTACGGTGATATTGCCGTTTTCCTTTGCAAGGAAATTATCGGTAATCATGACGTCAGCGCCGATGGAGTTGGCGAAATCTAGAATGTTCTTGGATGCGTTCCTGACTTCGGGAGTCGCTTTCAGATAGGTATCAAGATTGATCTTTCCACCATATCCTCTCCTTACCAGCTCATTGTCGATTGTCTGCAAAGACTCGATTGCACTTGCCTTTGCCTTTTCAATATTCTGGATCTGATCATCCACATCCAGTTTCATCGCGTTTGCGACCGCATTGAGAGCCTCTTCAACAGATGGAGCTGGAGTAGGAATGTCTTCCTGCAGCAAGACTCCCGTGGTTGCGCTCTTCTGGGCATATGTCTGTCTTTCCTGCTCAATGGTCTGTGCGATGCTCTGGCATACTCCCGCATTCTGGACGTCGCCCTGACTGTTGTAGTAATCGGCAAACTGGTTCCAGTATTTCACTGCTTCGCCTGATGCATGGTATTTCTTCGCTGAGTCTACAGTAATCACGACATTTGAAGGAACACCCATCAGCAATGCGCCTGCACCAGCCATGATGAACTGATCTGTCAAACCATTGTCTCCAATGACGCCCCACTGAACGCTATCTGATTGGATGGATTCACCAGTCATGTTGGCCATCATGCTATCGACCCATTTATCTCCATAAGCTTCCGCAATCTCTTCGATGCCCTCACCAGCAAAATCTTTTGCCCCCTGGTAAAGCATGGCAGTGAACCTTGGTAATGATAGTAATCCATCTCCCAGTACGCCCATGCCGCCAGCTCCCGCAAAGAAATCAGCAAGATTGGTAACTCCGCCTACATTGAAAGCTTCGGTAGCGTATGTGATAAAACCATGCGCGGCAGCATTCATCAGGGACGTTTCGAAACTGTTTCCTTCAGCTAGCCTCCTCTTGAATGTATCACTCATCGATCCCACGCCCATGCCAATCTGCACGGACTGGTTGACAAAATTATTGTATGTCTTACCTTCCAGACCTATGGCATTTCCTATGAAAGAAGCGTGCATGGTTTCGACGACCATAGGCATCAGAGATTCGATAGTCGCCAAAGAATATCTTCTGAACCCAGTATCATTTGCGCCATTCAAGGTGTAGGATCTGAGTTCATCCGATACCTGTTTCATCTGAGTGCTTAAGGCGTCATCACTGGAATAGTCGAAATCCCTGTCGATGACGGATCGGATCATTTCATATGCCTGTATAGGATGGCTATAGTATTCGGTTATTGAAGCTGACAAGGAATTACCTATTGATTCAAGCGCGGAATCATCATAGGAAGAAACATAATGTTCGAAATCTCTTATTTCGTCTTCAGATCCATTCTCCTTGAGCCAGTTATAGTAATCCATGCCGGACTTGTACTCAAAACCGTTCATCTTCTCAATGTTCTGATTGAGACCGTTTCTTTCCTTTTCCAGGTTTTCGAACTGCTTGATGTAGTCGTTGTAACCTACTTCACCTCTCTGGTATGCCCCATTGAGGTCCGTGTATGCCTGAGTAAGAAAATCGTTTTTGGTATTGATCTCTTTTGCAAGCGCATCGATATAGTTCACGTCCGCCCTTTGGTTGGTTTTCTTGTCGATATACTCTCCAATGTTGTTGATCTCTTCCTGGGACATCTTGTATCCCCCGGTTAGAGCAGCACCTACTTTGGATTTATCTTCATAGTTCTTTGTGGCCTGACCACTTAATAGAGTTTCGGTAGCTTTGGCATTCTGCTCCGCAATCTTGTTTTGGTGGTATTGCTGGGTAGCGTTATTGCCAAACTGATTGAGAAAATTAGTAAACCAGTTATTCTGTGTCTGCTGAGCTGGCTGATATGTATTCTGTGTCTGCTGAACACGTCTGCTTTGAGCAACGTTGTTTGTAGATGCGACCTGCCTGTTATTTGCCCTGGATTCTGTTCCGTTCGATCTTCCTCCGGTCATTACGGAATGAATGCCATTGACTATATCCGACGCTACTCTAGCGACTCTTTCATTTTGGGCATCTGTATTATTCTGTCTGGCCATAAAACCCCCTTATAAAAAAAGAGTGGGGCAAGAAAGGTAGAGTCCCCACTCAGAAAAGGATTACTCCTCGTCATTCTTATCTTTTGAACTTTTCACGACATATTTGCAGAACGGACATACATATCTGTATGAATGTTCCTTCATCTTCTGCCGTTCCATGTCTCTGCGGCATCTAGGACATTTCATTATCCTAGCCTCGCCAGATACTCATTGAGTTTGCGCTGGGCATCGATGCCGTATTCGGTAGTATGCAGACCATACAGTGCATTCGCATAGTTCAGGTCGTTATTGGCGATTGCCTGATCATAGTTGATCTGGTGAGT